TTATTTGTGTTAGCACTCTATTGTGTATAGTGCTAGGTGTAAAAAATGTGGTTTGGTCGAGAGGGAAGCCATGGGGTGTGTAGGGTCGCTTTTTCCTGTTGCGATTTTCAAACTATGACCGCAAACGCATATATATTTATGTATGCAATTCAAAGACAATTCAATCAAGATCAATCAAAGAGTTATAAAGGCTTTTAGCAGCAAAGAGAAGAAAAAAGACAATAAAAAAGCTAGTTAAACATTTAAAGTTTTAACTAGCATAATAGATAAATAATAATAAATGTTAGGATAAATAATAATATAATCCATAACCAGTATTTATATAAGAAAGCAAGAATAAGAATAAATACAAGTATAGTTGTAAGCTGATCTATCATTTAATTAATACCACTCTTTTATATCGCTATTAATTGTATAGCTTTCACAATTATATTGTTTTTCTTCCTCGTCCCACTCATCTAAATATATAGTAATCGGTATATGTATTACATCCACATAACCATATATGTGGTGACATTCAATAGTAATATATCCTTTTATAGTTTCAATACTTCCATCTTTTTCGATCATATCTTTGCACTCATTAATATTATAAGTTCCAATACCATCATGGCGTAAATAACAATAATCGTTATTTCCGCATAGGTTGTAGGCTTTTCCTACAATATCATAACAGTTTATAAACTCTTTAAATTGCTTTAGCTTTTCAATTTCCATACATTTTACCAACTTTCTTTTTACTCCATTTCTTTTAGTTCATCATACATAGAACACGTTATATATATTTCATTTCTAATACAATTATATAAACGCTCCATAACTCTATTATTGATTAGTTCATGTCGATTATATAACGTAATGAGTCTAACTGCTGGGCCTATGTCGTCCAACTTTATACGCTCGTTTATAACTTCTTTTATTAGGTCAAACTCTTTTTTATTCATTTTCTATACCTCCTATAACTTCTAACTTTGGGATCAGCATTTTATGCGTTTTATTTGAATATCTTTCAATAATTCTATATATAGGCTTATTCTCTTTTAATACGATCATTTTTTTATAATCAATATCAATTTTTTTTCATCCATAAGTAATAAGCTACTTTGCTTTACTTTATAACTAGACATAAGTCCGTTATTATTGAATGCAATATATCTTTTCAAGCAGTCTTTAACTGCTTCTATTTCATTATTATTTAATATCATGGTATAACCCCCTTTATTTATATATTAATGGCAATATAATATTTGATAGGCCTAGAAATAGACCCACAATTAACAAGTCAAAACATATATAGAAGTAGAATTTTAAGAGTGCAAGTATGAGCACGTGCAAAGCGCTCATCTTGTCTAATTGTTGCCTAGTATACATTAATACACCCTTACACCTTCCAGCGCCTCTTTCATGCTGCTTTTTAATTGCCTATTGTCTCCACACTTTTCTAGCGCCTCGTTATATAGCACTTTTAGTTTATTTGTGTATTCAATATATAATGTTTCTAGCTTTTCGAGTGTTTCTTTTTTTTCATTAATAACATTCTCATAATATTTGATCTTTTTGCTTACAACTTCCATGGCTTCAAGCGGTGTAAGATAATGCACTCTATCAATATAAGTGTTTTCGGGATATTTTTGAGTTTTAGAATATGCGTTATAACTATCATATAACCATATTTCATCATTTGAATACCCGTTATAATCATCATGAAAGTATACTTTTAGTATTGGTTTTCCTGAAAAGTCATAGTCTATTTTAGCGTTTTCAAATGATTTTGAAATAAACTTGAATTCAGTACCATCTTTTTTAGTTAGGTGTTTAACATTTTTCCATGCGTTGAGTGCTGCTATATTTTGCGCTAGTCGTCTTTTTGTGTTGGTTTGGATAGTATCAAGCGATACTTTAGTATAACTTTTTAATTCAATCATGTTTCTTTTTAGCCCCAATTAAGTTATAATAAGGACGTATATATATTTATTGGGGCTTTACCTCCATTTACTATAATTAATATATATACGTTTTTTTAGAATGGTCATGTTTCAAGTTTGGACGCTTAACATGATCTTTTTTTTATGTCTTATTTGGATGTCACCCCTTTTCTTTACACTGTTATTATATCATGATAACTATATAATATCAAGCCTTTTTTCACTTTTTGTTCACGAATCGTGAATATAATAGCGGATATTTTCGTACTACACCGTGTTTTTGTCTACAAATCGTGAACAATTTACAAAATACAAAATATACAAAATACAAAATTTTTCGCCGATTACAAAATACAAAATACAAAATTTATCTTTTATATTGACAAAATTTTCTTTTCGGAACACTTAAAAACCACTTTAAATAAAGGAATTTCATTTATTTTCGTGAACAAATGAGTATTTAAGCAAATAAAACAATAAAAAAACCCATCAAACTACATTAGAACTTGATAGGTAAATAATAGTAGTAATAATAGTGTATATATCTTCTTCTTATAGGTGTTGGAGGAGTTCGTGGAGGACGTAGCTCCTCTTTTCTTCTTTCCCCCGAGGTCGAAACCCCTCTTTATCTCCCCCGAACCTCTTTCCTATTATATATATGTCGAGGGACTTAGATATATCGCTTTTTCATAGATCAATCATTTTAAAATATGCAGAATACGTATAATATAGGCTCTGTGTGCTCAATACAGAACCTTAAACCATACAATCTTCAAGATATAGAATTAATAAAGAATTTCTAAAGGAGTAAGAAATGAATTATCTGCCTATTCATTTCAAAGTAGTAGTATATGACTACGTGATGACAATTTATGAACCAACCTAAACAATCGTGTGTAAACATTAGTATAAACATTTTGGAACTTATCGTGTTTATTACGCATATTTGACTGTATGGACGTTTCTATATCTCTGAATCAACTTGTTTTTCTTCTTTTCCCCCGACCTCTGTTGCGATATACGTGCACGTTTCACGAAAATCCTGTTGCGATTGTATCGGCTACTGCGATTCGGGGGCTAGTGAAAACATAGGGGGCAAATTTTCATTGCGTTCATAGGGCATAATTTTCTATTGCACCCTACCCCGTCAATTTATATTGCGCTTACACCCTTATAATATCCTCAGATTGCTCTGAGGCACTCATTCTTGAGTAAGTAGAAGTAAAAAATGTCTCGTTAGAAAGTGGCAATATTTGGTCTTTTTTAGGTACTTCCTAACTACATATATTATACCATTTTTTAATGCAGACGTGTGAAAAAAAACCGATAAAAAAAGGCTATTTGTTGTTAGCCTCTTTCTTTTCTCTTTCTAAATCCTGTAAGATCAGTTGTCTTACGTAATCTGCCTTGCTTGGCACTGAATTTAACTTGTCTAGAATCTCTTGATTGTTCTTTGTCACGTATTTAAGGCAAACTTGACTTACGTTCTTTTTTTCGTACTTTGTTTGTGCCCTTAATTGCGCTTCACTTGCTTTTCCCATTGTTATTACCTCTACTTTTTTCTTCCATACATAGTATAACATATCATGATGTCTTTATCAATAGGTAAATTAAAAAAAGCCTATTTTTCTAGGCTTGATTTCTGTTGTATGCAAATCCTGAATATTCTAGGCAATCCCTTAGTTCTTCAATGCTATAGTTGTTAGAAATGAACTGTATGTAGCTTGAAAGTAGCTGCTTTCCACTTCTAACCCCGTTTAAGTGTAATTCCACCCCGAATACAGATATACCGATAAACCACGCAAATGCAAATGCATCTAACTCTATATGTTGTGCCTCATATCCTTCATTTTCGCTCCCTTTATACTCTTTTAACTCCTTTTTCCAAATTTTGAGCATTTCAGGAGTAGCAATATCCGCCAATCCAACATCATTTATCGCCTGATATTGAGCACAATGTCTAACTTCATGCGCCAAGCTCAAGTAAAGATCTATTTCATCCTTGAATTTATCTAAATCCACATAGATTTTATTCTCTTTCACGATTGTTGTTGCTTTGGCAGATGGTTTTAATTGGAAACTTTCTGTTTTTTGCCCGTTTCCATAGTAGGCTTTTCCGTCTTTCTGATAGATAACAACAGGCGGTTCTATCGCCATTAAATCAGATAAAAACATAATGTAATTGTTGTAAGTGTTCATACATATATTTTACTACATAAGACTAAAAAAGGCTATAAACATATTTATCGTTTTAAACGTGTTTTTAGCCTTTTCTTTATTTACCCTAACAAATACTCGTTTCAATCCGTTTTGCTCGTTAGAATCACTTCTAGATGTGTTTAAATTGATTTTAAGAAGTTTTTCTTCTTTTTCTACGCAAGTTGTAGTCTTTATCAATCAAAATCTGAAATATCATTGTCCTGTCAACTAGATATTCAATTCCATCACTATTGAAACCAACGATCTTACACCACCACCTATTAAATGTGTAAGGTTTAGTCAATACAATTTGTACTAATTCAGTTTCATCAAATAAAGCAGCCATAGCTACATCACCTGCTCTTAAACCAATATTGCCATGGTAATTAAACCATCCTCCGCAGGTTTCTTTGAAATGCTCGTATTCCGTATCTCTTTTAGGCATTATACAATCCTTAAATAATTCCTATTTGAGTTAACAGTGCACATTTTACTTCTTTTGCTTCTTGCCAATCGAGTGATTTTATGTGCCACTTAACATTTTCTCTGTTGATTGTTAAGATTTGCTCTGCTTTCGCCATACCGTACTCATGTCCTGTATCAATCATTACATGGCATGGCAAATCTGTTCTTTTTAAATTGCTAGTAATTGGAATTACATTCACTGTTTTACTCCCTTTATTCTGAATATCGTTTGAAATAACGATACACGGTCTCCTTTTATAAAGAATTGTATTACTGTATTTCGGCAAGTCACACCAGTAAATATTATTGTTTAGGATTTCCATAATGATAACCTCCTATCCTTCCCAATTTATCCTCTAAGTTTTTGTTATGTTGCTGCAATCCGTATATTTTCCTGTCTCTCTCAATTAAAGCTTGTTTGATTAATACCATATCGTCATAAAGTGCATAGAATCCGTTATCTTTCAGAGCTTTTTCTATGTTGTTAAAACTTGTCTCTACTTGAGTTGTTGTAATCATCTTCTTCATTCCAATCCATTCCATATACATCATCAATAGAGTCATCTACTGCATCATCCTTATCTTCCTCGATTGGAACACGCACAATTTTTGTTCCAATTCTATGAGTGAATAAAATACACACTGCCCAAATTGGATGAACATGAATTACCATGTACGCAGTAAATATCATTACCGCTATGTTATGAATTGCCATACTTAAATACATCATTTTGCTATTTTCTCCTTCACATATGTAGCTTTCAAATCTTCTACTTCGACCCCTTCTTTACTCCATGCAGCATCCCAAATTTCATTTAATAATGAATCTACAACATTGCATGAATCACTGTTATTAACATCAGGAACACTGATTTTCAATTTAATCATTACGTCTGTACTTTCTTTAGGCTTATTTCGTTTCTTCAAACCCATCATATCCATACCCCCTATGTTGATATTTGTATTTTCTAACTTCATATTCGGCTTTATTGAGATCATCAATCAATCTACCATTTTCAAGTTGTAATTCATTGATTCGTTCTGAAACAACTAAGGAATAAAGGAGCATTGAAGCTATTCCACCTATAAATACTCCTGCAAAGAAATAAATCATCCAACCACCTCACATTTTGCTAGGATGTCTCCAATTAATTCATTATCATCAATTCCTTTAAAATATCCTTTTTCCTTCATCCCATTTAAAGAATTAAATACTTTAAAACTGTATACATCTGAATAGCATTCTAATAATTCTTTTTCAAATTTAGTTAATTTGTATACTGGCTTTTCGTGTGTCTGCTTTAGCCAATCTTTTACCTTATTACGACATCCTATTTGATTGATTTTAAAGTCACAGTCATTGCAATTAGTTTTATAACATAACTTAGGTCTCCCTTTTACTACCGCTAAATTATCAATGCAATTTTCTAATATTTCATCTTTGTAATATTCAAAATTAGTTACTTCTGGATTTCTTGCCTCTTCTGTTTCTGTCTTTTCATCTAGCCATCCTAACTCTTTCATTTGTTGCTCTATTGCTCTTAATAGTTCAACATCAAATCCGTTAAAAGCACCATACGAATAATGACATTCTTTCCCGTATTCATATCTTCCTCCAACATGACTGTAGATAGAAATGTATTCGTGGTTAAGTACAAATTGCAAACCTATATAATGCGGAACATTTGGAACGCTAACGTCCTTTTCGTAGCAAAGAATATTAGTATATCCGACATCTTTTTCATAATAACCTAATGCATTAAACATTTCCTTAGCACTCATCATAGCCAATTCAACTCCTCACATTGTTTATTGATCGCTCTTAATTCAGCAATCGTAATTTCTTTTTGCTCCATAAACCATGAAGCACATACTGTTTTTGTATCTAAATCAAATTCAATTAATGCCTCGTCTACATTTTCTGTATGCCTTTCAAATTTGATACATCCATCTTCGATACGCTTTTTATAATCCAAATCCTTGAACATTTGCTCGGCAGTTTTTTCTTTGTGTTCCTCATCAATTCTTTGGAACGGTGCCCAAGCAACAATAGATTCGCAAGA